TTGCAAAATACTGCATAAAAGACTATAATTCAACTGTTTCAAAGATCGAATTGCCCTTTTTTATTGGACAGTAGTGTTATGACAAGAGAAGAAACAAAAGTCCTTCTGCCTATTATTCAGTCATACGCAGAAGGAAAGGCAATAGAGAGTAGATGTATAAAAGGTGACAAGTCATTATGGTATGATGATGAAGACCCAAGCTTTGATGGTGATTTCTTTGCTGTAGTTGGTCTTAATGATAGACCAACTAATTATGATGAATTATTCGAGGAATACATCTTTGCCGACGGCACTCCGTTTGGCGTAAAAGTGGAGGAATAGTTATGGCGACAGAATATAAAATTGACTTAGACCCGGAAATCCGAAAATTGATGGAAGAACATGGGATTACATGTGACAGCAACAATAGTTACAAGCCAAAGCGTCAACTTATGGCTACTGATGTTATCAGAGAACTCAAAAAACTGATAGAAGAAAATGGTGATAAGCCAGTTTTTGTATCTACAGGATTTGAGTATGCTGATGCTCGTAAAATTTCAACCTACAATAATGGCGATATTTACATTTGGTGGTAAAATAAAACTTAAAAAAGAATAGTTATGCTAGACAAAATATTTAATACCTTAATTAAGTTATGTGTCAGTGTAGTTATCTTATATAGCATACTTCAAATGTTTGGAATTAACGAAAGAAGTATTACTGCTATTATTCTTACGATAGTTGTATGGCACGTTGTTGAATGGGCTATTGACAATTACTATAAGTAAAAATACAAACAAATAATTTAGCAATGGAAGAGATTATCAAGATTACAGAGAAAGACGGACAGAAAGCCGTCAACGCAAGAGAACTCCATGAGTTCTTGGGCAACAAGCGTGAGTTCGCTACTTGGATCAAGCAGCGTATTGAGCAATATGGATTCGTTGAAAACCAAGACTATTGCTCATTTGACAATATTGTCAAGCGAGATAATGGTGCCACGGTTCGCAAAGAGTATGCCATTTCCATCGACATGGCAAAGGAGTTATCCATGGTCGAGAACAATGAAAAGGGAAGAATGGCACGAAAGTACTTCATTGAGTGCGAGAAAGTAGCAACCAAGCAGACTTCACTCCTCGAAGATAAGCTGAAGGTTATAGACTTCGCCTCCAAGTTCCTCAATCTTAACGAGGCGAGCAAGTTAAAGATGTTGAAGTCTGTTACAGACCCTCTTGGTCTCCCTACACCCGACTACGTATCAAGCAGGGGTATATTGAAGTCGGCTAGCGAACTTCTGAAGTCATGCAGTGCCGGTATCTCAGCGCAGGCATTCAATAAGCTTGCCATCAAGGAAGGATTCTTAGAAGAGAAGGCAAGAACATCGTCTAAAGGAACCGTAAAGACCTTCAAGGCAATCACTCCAAAAGGAGAGGCTTACGGAGAGAATCAAGTATCACCAAACAACCCGAAGGAAACCCAACCTTTATGGTATGAAGACAAGTTTGAAGACTTGTTGGCAAAACTCCTTGGTGAATAATTGTAAATAATTAATTTTTAGCAAACATGGAATTAAATTGTGAAACAACAACTTTGAGTTTCAGCAAGGGTATGACTAACATACCAAGTGACATGATTTCGGAAGACGGAGAGTTGATGGAATCAGTAGGATTCGTTTACCGCAACGGCGAAATGGTACCTATCCAGAAGCCAGTCTGCATCACTGGCGACACTCCTGTAGATGGAAAGCTCGTGTATTGCCACAAGCAGGCAGATTACAGAAACCTCGTAACTTACATCGAGGATGAGCAGAACGGAAGCTACACCTTGAAGCTATACATAGGCTTCAAGAGCGGTAACGTAGCAGAGAGATTGGTTCAGACCGTTGAACTCGGAGCCAAGCTTCATGACATCAAGAGTAATGCGAACACCTTGGTTTGTGCAACAGATAAAGGCTTGTGCTATTATTTGTTCAAAGGTAAATCCTATAAGGTGCTAGGATATTCTCTTCCGGATTTGGCGTGCAACTTCACGTTCAGTAAGCCTACTGGTGATTACCAGCAGGATGAAAGAACGAGAACACTCATGGATATATCAAATGATTATAATTATCGCGTTTCCGATGATACCTATTATGATATTAACGGAAAGTTTATCAAGGCAGGAGGTGACAGACCTACTGGTGATTATTCGCAGGGACCATACACCAGCTTTACGATAAAAAGTGCTTCTGATGGTTCTCATGAGATAAGTTTCCAGAACACGGTGCAGGGGCACGTTGCGCAGGCAATCAACTGGGTGAAGGAAAAGAATATGTTCGCATTCCCTTTCTTTATAAGATGTGCGTTCAGATTGTTTGATGGCTCGTATGCAAAGATTACGAATCCAATTATTTGCTATCCAACCATCAACAGAAATTGCCGATTCGGTTCTGCAGATTACAACAGCAAGACTCATACGTTCCAGGATTTGAATCAGGTAAAAGGTACAAGTAGCTTGTTCTATTTCATAGAATATAGTGAGCTTCTTTTCAGATTCAAGCCGATAAGTTCTGATTGGAGCGACATTGTGAAGGATATTGTTGTGTTCGCTTCTGATCAGGTAACTCCATTCAACCTTAATGGAGATTGGAAGTTTGTAAGTCCAAACACAACTTATATGACTCCTTTTGCAAATTTCGGTTTCAAGGGATATTCTGAGAGCGTTTTCAATTACGACCAGAAAGGTTTTAATGGGAAAACAATCCAAGTTCATGACGAAATACAGCCGACATATAAGTCAGATATAGAAATCAAGGATGAACTTGTACATAAAAGTCAGTTCTACAAATTGTTTTCTGTAGGCATTGGTGACGATGAAGTAGATGGCGAGTATCATTGTACGGTAACTAGACGCTTCGGGGAAAAGCGCAGCCTCATCAAAGGTAACATTGTTAGCAATTTAACAACACAGTCTCAACTTGGTGTTGACGATTACTACGGGTGGGCAAGAATGTCAGCCGACAAGTTGTTTACTTACAACAAGAGATTGAATTTGGTAGGTGCTAAGCGTTATCCATTTGAAGGCTTCAGCTACTTTGTCGGAAGAGAAGTGGATACGAACAAAGATGAGGCTTATATGATTTATACCCACATTGTTACTGATACTTGCGACAAATGGGTATCTTGTGGAGCCACAATGAATGATTCGTTCCTTCGAGGATGGATATTCTATCCAGACACAAATGCACGTGAAATAATCTTGTTTAAGAGAGGAAAGTATCTGAGAATCCAGCTGATGGAGCATCCTATGCTTAATGGCTCATATTCATTTACGAATCTTCCTTCCAAAGAAGGCGATGCCGTATTTAAGGATATATCAGATGAAGAATTTGTAAAACTGGTTGAAAGCGCAAGCGACTATGAGGATTTGAACTCTCAGATATACACCTCAAACGTCAATAACCCATTTGTATTTGAGGCATCGGGCGATAACACCGTGGGCACAGGTGAGATTTATGGCATCGTTTCAAATACCGAAGCCGTAAGTACAGGACAGTTCGGTCAATACCCACTGCTCGTTTTCACAAGCGAAGGTATTTATGGTATGAGTGTCAATGCCGAAGGATTGTACTCTAATTCTTATCCTATCTCCAGAGAGGTTTGCAACAAGAACTCTCCATTTGTTCCTACGGGAAATATGGTGTTCTTCACAGGCATGAAGGGATTGATGGCAACATCGGGAGGCAGTGTTGCTTTTATGAGCAATAAAATGAGCGGCTATCAGCCAAGCGAGTTGAGAACCCTTGATGATGGGGCATTAAGCAGGTTCTTACGAGATTGCATGATTGCCTATGACTATAATGATTCGTTGCTTCGAATCTATGCAAAGGGAAAGTCATACCAGTACATATACAACACTGTTGACAAGACATTTGCTATGGATAATAGCGGAATTGAGGCACAGACTATTGTGAACGATTACCCGGATAGCTTGATTCAAGACACAGAAGGCAACGTCTATTCTCTCACAGATAAGCCTGCTGCCATTGATGATGAGAATCTCTACAGCGGCTATCTCATCACAAGACCATTGAAGTTCACTGGTTCGATGATATTGAAGAGCCTCAGACAGATTCGTCACCTCAAAAAGTCAGCAGATGGCAAGCTTAGTCTAGAGATATGGGCTAGCAACAATGCTGTGAACTGGTGCAAGCTGGTGAGTCTAGGCGGTAAGCCGTGGGCTTATTTTACGTTCAAGTACAACTTGTCAGACTTCAAGGCATCCGATGCCTTCACTGGTTCCTTGGTAAGAGTCCAAAACAGAAGATCACTCATGCATAATATGGAATTTTGATAAATTCGGGGCTTTATAATATAATAAGGTGGGTGCGTATAGCATTCCACCTTATTTTGTTTCTGTCTAAACTATGCAGAAAAATGTTCTTCGGCGATACAACCTATTGATATTTTCCCTACTTTTGCACCAAAAATAACGCTTTAACAATTTTATTTATGAAGAAATTATTATTTATTATGGTGGCTATTATGTCACTATGTGCATGTGGTAGCAACGATGAAGATGTAAGCACTGCTAATCTCATCAATCAGATGTCTTATGACGGAAGAGCTTATGATATTGATAGTATAAGAATCTATAAGAACGAGCAGGGTGTTTGTCTAGGAGTATCTGTATATTCAAATATGTATAGTTTAGAGATTGAAAATTGTAAATTGAAAGCCGGTCATAACGACTTGTCAAATAGTTCAGGTGTGCATGTAACATTATATAAGAAGGTAGAAAGCAGAAGATACTTAGCCACACATATTTGGGGGTATGATTGGGATGGTACTCATTTTAAAACAGATGATGGCTATGATGTATATGGCTCTTCCATTGGAGAAGAATTGTCATATATCGAGTTTCAAGAACAAAACCAGCAGGCTCATATTGAAGCTTATATAACAGATAGCAAAAACTCGAAAATCCATACGGTAAAGGCAGTATATTCAGGCAAGCCTATATACAAGTATATTTGATGATTTGGATTTCCCGTAAGCAGAAGGCGGCTACTCTCTACGAGCCGCCGCCTTCATTGAAAGAAATTCAATTATATAGCCAATGGAAAATGCGTATAGATGAAGCAATCCGTTCACGTTGTTCAGAAGCATGGTGAATAGTATGAACGGCATCGCTTTTTTGATCGCCTCCTTCCATCTCCCCGTCCGTCCCCAAAGGATTCCAAACTGGGCGAAGAGAAAACCAGACAATCCCATCGTCGGCTCGCTGACGTACATAGGAAGCATACTGGCAGCCACGGCTACCATGAAAGCCTTCACTGGTGTGAGTCTGTTCTTGATCTGCCAAAGAACCAGCAGGTTCACGGCAAGATGAAACACGTTGACATGAAAGAAACTGTAGATGATGTGATTCTCCAAAGGAAGTGCCGGGCTGAAACCCACATGCCATGGCAACAGAATGATGCAGAGGATGGAGATTGCAGCCTTCAATCCAAAGTCTGGCTTACTTTTTATCTCTGAAATCCTTACCATAACGCTTGCATTTATTGAAGATATACTGCACCGATTCAGGCGAAAGGAAGAACTCTGGAGCAGGTTCCCCTACCAGAAACTGGCAGATGGAATGCAGAGACTCCCCGATGAACTCCTTGCGTTGAGATAGCTTCTGGAGCCTGTCGAAAAGTGAATAGTACATTCGCCTTCTCGGTTCCGTCATGGCATCCACCACGGTGAAATCACCTACCACCATCCTTCTCAGCCGCTCAAACGCCTGCTTGGGGCTGACGTAGTACCTTGGGGCAGGATGGGCAGCCACCTTCATATATGCCTCCTTCTGCGAGTGGCATGTATTCGCCACATCACAGTAGGCTTTCATGATGTCTTCCCTCTGCCTTGCCGTTAAGCTAAAGTCTGTCTTTGTCATACGCACACCTCATTTATGTTGTTGAAATACAGGTGCAAAGATACTACTTATCTAGAAAACGTCCAAATTAATAATATATTTTAAGATTTTGCACATTTTCCATTGTTTTGTGAGAGATTTTTCTTAACTTTGCACCGAATTATAAGATTTAGCATACTATTTCTAAGAAACAGCAATTAAATTCGGGCATTTAACATAAACTTTTATTTGTATGAAACAGAAAGAAGACGATGCTCTCTCAGATGAGGAGCGACAAATGGTTTTAAACGGCTTGGTAAGCCGCAAGATTTGGAGGTTTTATGAACTTCTATCAAAATGGGCACCCATACCATTGATGCTAGGTCACTGGTACGGCGTATGGGACTATGGGCATTACCCCAGACCTGCAATACTTGATACAGCCAACAACGGAGGCTGTATCATCTGGATTTACTTTCTGGCATATATTTATATGCCTCTCTGCATGCTTCCAGTTAGTTTCTTCTTTAAGTACTGCTGGATTTTCCGCATTCCATTCTTCTATTTCTTTGGCATCAATGCCATCCGATTGTACTATCAGCACTGGCTCATCACTCCCGAACAGCTAGAGATGCACCATGTGTTTATCATATTCACTTTAATGCTTTACGCTTATGGATTTATCAAAATCGCTTTTACACGTAGCAGATGTTGCTTACCGCATGCTGCGAAACGATGAGTGCGGTTTCTCGGAAGAAGAGGAACAGATTGTTCAGAGAAACATCATCTACTGGATGGAGAGAAGACACCACTTCGATGAGAAGCTCGGCAGGGCTTGCATCGCCAACATCTACTACTTCAAGGATGATGTTACCAAGGAGTATGCGCCTTTCTTCGATTACGAGGAAATGAAGGAAGAGTACAAGAAACAGGCATTGATGATTCCCGACTACACGATGTGGGACTTTGCCGTAACTATGAATAAGATGTTTGCCGAGAACATTGATTTGCTCGGCAAGTGGTCCCGAAGCAAGGAAACATTGAAGAAAAGGGTATCAGAACTGGCGGTTAGCTTCCTCTGCGACGAGTCAACGAACCATCCTACCGATAAAATTTGGTGGTATATGAATGGTTGAATGGAAACACGGAAGAACGTTTAGAAAAAGCCCCTATCTTTGTAGCCATTAATCAATATTAATGGTATATGACGGAAATTATTCATACATTTTTACATGAGCACCTATACATGACGGCGTTGATAATCGCCATCTGTATGGGTGCTCTTATTGTTTCTATGGGCGTGGACCTATTCTTCGGAATCAAAAAAGCAAAGGAGAACGGTGAGGCTACCACAAGCACCGGATTCAAGAAAACATGCGACAAGGCAAGAAAATATTTTTCTCCCTTCATGGCTGCGGTGTGCATAGACCTGATCGCCTGCATCATACTTCCATTCCCGGTTTTCTCGATGATTTGGGCAGGGTATTGTGTGTTCTGCGAGTTCGTTAGCATCAGAGAAAAGAGTTGGCAGAAGGCAGAAATCCGAAAGCAGGAGAAGACGGTAAGTATTCTGCTGGAGAACAAGGAAGATTTGGCTAGGGCTTTTGCCGAGATTATGAAAGAACAGGAAAAAGAGAAGGAGGGCAAGGCATGAAGGTAACGAGAAAACAGATGCTGGAGATTCTGCCAGATGCAGGAAGGGTAGATAGATACCTGCACTACATCAATGCTTGGGCTGATACCTTCGAGATTAATACGCCTTTAAGAATGTGCCACTTCCTAGCTCAGGCGCTTCACGAAACCGCTGGCTTCAAATTTATGAAGGAGCAGGGTAAGATAAGTTATTTCTCCAAATACGACAAGGGCAGCTTGGCAAAGATGCTTGGAAACACCAAGAAGGGTGATGGCTGGAAATATCGGGGTCGTGGCTTTCTTATGCTTACCGGTAGAGCCAACTACCAGAGCTACCAAAACTCAGAGTATTGCAAGGGAAATATCATGGAGAAGCCTGAACTGCTGGAAGGGCAGAATGGTTCCGTGAAAAGCGGCATGTGGTGGTGGTTTGTCCATGGGCTTAATGAACTCGCCGACAAGGATGATATTGTAAAAATCACCAAGAAAGTCAATGGCGGCTTGAACGGCATTGATGATAGAAAGAACTGGTTTGGAATATGTAAAAAGGTATTATTATGAAATGGTATAACAAAGAGGCTTGGATAAGCACGATTCTGACGATCATCGTCGGTTTTCTTATTGTTCTTCTTTTGGGCGGTTGCAAGGCCAAGGAGTACATCAAGGTTCCCGAATATCATACGGAGTATGTGGTCCGGAAAGATACCGTAGCCAAGACGGATAGCGTATATGTGAAGGATTCCGTATATGTTTACCAGAAGGGCGATACGGTGGTGATAAGCAAGATTGCCTATCGTGACCGATACAGAAATATATATAAGGTGAAGCTTGATACCATATTCAAGCATGATTCTGTTGAGGTCCCTGTGCCATGTGAGCGGACGCTTACGAAAGGCGAGCAGCGGCTTATGACACTGGGAAGATGCTATATAGGTACTCTTTTAGCTTTACTCTCTCTGCTGATGGTAGTGTGCTGCTTCGGATTTGCATTTTGGTACCACAATAAAAAGTGCTAGCGTATGGGAAAGATTAGCGAAGAACTACAGATGATTGACTCGCTCTTGATGGAGTTTCATGAACGCATTCAGTCGGGGCGTTGCCTTACAAACAAGCAGCAGAACTCGATGATGTTGAAGTTCCTTCACCAAATCGCCAACAAGGATGAGCCTATCAATAAAACGGCTGCAAGCGAGTATGTACAGGTATCAAGGGCTACATTTGATAGACTGGTGAAGGCTGGCAAACTCCCGAAAGGAAAGAAGCGAAAGGGTAGTACTGAACTGGTTTGGTACGAAAAAGATTTGGATAAATATATTGATAAGCTGATATAAGTTTTTTCTGTTTATTGTTAGTTGTAGTAGGTTTTAGTTAGTTAGATTTATGTTGATTTAAAAATCCCCACTCGGTTGCGAAACTGGGTGGGGATTGCTTTTATATCTTAGCCACGGAATGCACGCCGTCGCCTCCGCTGTCTCTTCTTTCCTTCTGTTTCCACTTAGGCTTCTCCATGTCGTTGGCACTCACCCAAAGACCAATCGCCGTACTCATCAGCACATCATCATGGTTGCCGTTGCCTACGATGTTACCAAGACTGCCATCATCATGACGCTCGTAGATTCTCAGCTCATGATACATTTCCTTATCTGGTTCATCCCAGAGCATATCATCCACAAACTGCTCCAGATTGTCAATCACCCAACCCTTTGTCAGCTTGTTAGTCTGGAATCCGTACTTGGCAAGCACATCATCGCTCACGTCTTCCGGACTTGTGGTGCGCTGATACAGGTTATCATAGTAATCAGCAATCTCATTCAAGATACTTCCAAAGTGGTCGCCTTCCGTGTTGTTGTTCTTCTCTCTGTCGGCGGTGTTGCTCTCTATCACCAGCAGGGCATCATCATAGTAATGCGCCAATGCCGCTGCCATCCATGCCAGCTTATCGTGGCGCACATGTCCACGCCATCTAGCCACCACTCTCGGTTTGCCCTTGATAGTTGGAATCATGCCGAATCTGTCTATCACGGTCATGACGGTATAGTCAGATGTAGTACTCTTACCACCAATATCTACACTCACCAAGTATCTGTTCTCAACCTGCAGAACATTCGGAACCGCCCAAATCTTCAAGTCACCATCGCCATCTGTTCTGATGCTAATCTTCGATTTACTGATGGTTCCTTCGTTCTTGTTTCCGTCAATGATGATGTCAGCCGTATAGAGTGGGTCGCACTTGTATTTCTTCTGCAAATCATCAATGCTATACGGATTGAACACCAGATTACCAGAGTTTCTGAAAGCATCCTCCTCATCCACTGGTGCCTCGGTAGCACAGAAGGAATGCGTGGTAAACTTGTTTCTAAAGTTTCTGTACCACTCGATAGCCTGAAAGCAGGCTCCCTTCTCCCACATGCGCCAAAAGAACTTGCCAGTCTCTCGGTAGCCCTTCGGGTTGGTGCTCTTGTCTCTGTTCTCCAGAAGCCATCGGGCAAAGGCACGCTCATTCTTAACCTCCTCCATGTCATGCTCAATAAAGAAGCAAGGAATAAAGAGGAAAGCGTAAGCATCGTTGTTCTTCGGGTCCATTGCCAACTGGCACTTGTCATAGAAGAATCCCGAATTACCCTTGCCGGTACTCTCAAACACCTCCAAGTTGTCCTCCTGATTTCTGATACCACCCGAAATAGACGAAATCACACCCTCAGGATCATGCTCAGGGGTCTTCTTCCAGTATGCCACCTCCGAATAGTGGGCACAGTGGAAGTTGCTACCACGCACAGAATCGAAGTTCTCGAAAGATGCCACGGTCAGTGTACTTCTTCTGATAGCCCTCATGCCGTCAGTAACCTGGAAATCATCGGGCGAGTTCTCGTAAGGCGAGAATTGCAGCTTGGCACCGGGGCATCCGATGGTCCAGCCCGGCTGATGCTCCAAGGCTTTTCGGTACATCGCCTTAATCTTCTTAGCCGTATTCTTCTGCTGCGCAAGCACAATGGCATTCCAACCATCCCTGCGGAAATCCTGTAGCCACTTAATGTAAAGCTGGGTCAGGGTAGAGCCTCCCCACTGGCGGGCTTTCAAGATAACAACACGTATCGCCTTCTTGTTAGTTCGCAAATCCTCGAATATCCTCAGAAGCAATCGCTGCGGATAGTTCAGCTTAAACGGAATCATGTTACCCGTCACCTTATCCTCAATCTTGTCGGTAGCATAAAGGGCAAACTCTGGGTCTTCCGTAAATCTCACCTTCATAATCTCAAAGGTAAGCAACATAATCTGCTGCTTGGTGTAATAGCTTTTTTCGTTATACTCCTTTCTCAATGCACGGATTATGTACTCCTTTAGGCTACCTAGCTGTTTAAGCCCCCTATATAATAAGGTACGCATGCACTCTCGGGGTACCCACATCTTCGGAATTATAAAGTCTGGCAGTTCCAGCAACTCCCTATGCTCGAAATCATAGCAGTTTTCGCCTGTCCATGGGTCGTATGGTCCATAAATATCTTCATATCGCCGCCTGTTCTCGGCTACGAGTTCATCTATATCTATTTCTCTAACTTGTGCCATTGCCTAATTCTTTAATCTCCTCAAAATCCGCATCCATAATCTGTGGCATCGTAGTAACGTCCAAGGCGTTGTTGTCCGTCTTGGTTCTTCCCAAAGCTGCCAACTGCTTGAAGTCTTCATCAAGTCCGTGGGTCACGCTCATCTCGCTCTGCTTAGGTATCATGTGCTTGGTAAGCTGGGCATAGATGGTAACGTATGTTTTTGGATCGTATTGAGCCAACTCGTTCATGCACTCCTCAAACTTCTCCTGATTCCTTGCAAGGAAGTCACGAATGTACTCTTTCTGTGCGCTCTTGCTCACAGGCAGAATCTTCTTCGCCTTCTCACGCTTGTCGTGCATAATCTCCGATACGGTCTTGATATTGTCAAATTCTCCCATAATTCAGCCTCCTTATCCAAATGGTTTAGGCGAATGAATCAGGCTACCAGGCTTGGTTGCGTTCGCCGCATCAATAATCTCCAGCTCCTCATCCTCCAGCTGCTGAGCCTTGTCCACGGTCAGTGGGTCCTTGCTCGTCAAGGTAAGCATGAAGTACTCATAGAGTGCGCCGGTGGAAATGTAGTTGTGGATAGCCTGCACCAGTCCGTCATATCGGGCATCATCCCAACTGTCGGGCATTCTCAGCCAAAGTTCCTTCTCTTCCCATTCCTTCAAGGCGTTGTCTCTTACCACGCCCCTTGGTTTCATCACGTAGGCAGACAGGGTTCCTTCCACCTTTTTCAGATACTTGTCGAACCATCGGTAAAAAAGCGGTCGCTCCTGATCGTTCTCGCTGGTCGGGATGATTTCTTCTTGGTTGGTCTGGTTTCCACGTCTTGCCCTGCCCAGCATGTTGGTGGTTGCGTCAATGTCGTACCAGAGCTGGTTGGCATAGATGAAGATATGCTTATCTTCATAGTAGGTGGCAGGTCGTGGCGGACGTGGCAGGAAAGGATTCGGCTCTGGCTTCCATCCTCTCTCACGGAGAATATACGTAGGGTGTAATGCGTTGAACTCCATCTTACACCTCCTTTGCTACGGTTACTTCCACCTCTACCTTCAAATCATCGCTATGCCGTGAGAAGAGGGTGACAATAGCCACACCAGTGTTCACCGGGTTCAGCGAGAAGGTATAAGGCTCTGGCGTTCTCAGAATCTCCAAGATGCTTGGGTCGTCACTCCGTGCCTCAATATCATCAATGGCTCCGTTGTCGATGGAGTAGGAAAGGGTCTCCTCCTTATCCTCCAGTGCAATGGTGATGGCTCCGTTTTCCTCGCTGCCATCTACTTTTGCAGTAAGAGTAGATGTGTAGGGAACTTTTGGAACCAATGGGCGAGAAAGGACAAAGCACTTTCTGATATTTGTCACATCTTCCTGCAACATGCTTACGTATGGTTCAGATTGCTTCTGATTCGTGGTCTTCAACCACCACTGTTGAATAATGTAATCTTCCACATACTTAGAGCAGAGCCTTGCCAGTGTATCTGTCAGCGTACCATTGTATCTTCTAGATACTTCCAAACTGAACTCAACAATATCGTCGGTCTTGTCATTGTAGTAAATGGCATTATCGCCAATAGTCTGCGCGCTTACCGCAAGGTGCTCAACAAAGATGGTTTTGAGCAATTCCAGTGCGGTGTGAAAGTCGTGCTCAAAGATGCGCTTTGACAGTGCTTCTTCTCCTGCGGTTTCACTGGCAACAAATGCCTGGCTAGCATTCTGCATAGTGTGTTTGTCTATCTGTCCTTTGAGATAGGTTGTTTCTTCTGCCGCCTCAATAATGAGCGACTTGATTAATTGAAATTTGATAATCATGGTTTTTCCTCCTCATTATTTAATTTTGTATTATTGTCTTCTCCCGTGAAATCGCTTCCATCATCATTACACATCTTGCCGCTGATGGAACTGAATTTTGCGGTAGATTCCAATGGCAATGAAATCGTAAATGTCTTCTTGATTCTCTCCTCCAAGTCCTTCATCATGCCAAGATACGGCTCAGCCTGCTTCTGCATTCCAGTTACGAGCCACCACTGGTAACTCATGTAGTCTTCCACATACTCCTGCGAATAGTTGGCAATGGCATCTGTTAGGGCACCGTTGAATCTTCTTGAAATATCTATAGTCACACTTGCGTCTCCTGTAGTAGAACTGTAGGTTACTCCAATGGCACTGTCGCCAACCGATTTATGGTTTGGAATAAAGAAATCTACATATACGGCTTTCAGCCTTTCTACTCCACGTACAAAGTCTTTCGACAACTTGCGTTCATGTACGCTAATATCGCCTGCCGTCTCATTGAATCTCAGCTTTGTTGCACCTTGGTTTGAGGCATCATCAATGCTTCCCTTAATGTACGTTTCGCTTTTTACTGATTCTACAGCCAGCGATTTGTTGATGGTAAATTGTATCTTCATAATAGTTCCGTTTTATTAATTTCCATATCCGTCTGTCTTCTCGGAATCTTCAATAGTAACTGTACCTCCGATGCTCAAACTTGCATCTCCAACATCAGGAGCGTCCTTTTGGTAAATCAGTTGTATGGCGGCATTCATGTGATTGGTCATATCGTCGGCATACTTTCTTGCCATTTCTGGACTCGTTGTACTCAAAACATCGTAAGCAACCGATGCTACCACATAACTTTTGAAATTTCTACAGAAAGCATCAGCCTTAGCCGTATCGACTCTTGTCTTGTTGAAAATAAACTGTACGTTGTCGGTGTCGTCAACGTAGTTATTTACCAGAGGAGCTAGATTTCCAACAAAGATTTCCGTCGCCTCTTTTAGGTGCTGCTTCATGATGTCTTCTTCTGCCGAAGACAATGTTACACCTGCAAACAGGATGTTTCCCTGCTTATCAGAAAGTCGTTTGCCAATAATTGACAGCCGCTTTCTTACTTTACCCTTAATGTCACTGTATTCTACAGTTACTGATTGTACTACTTCACTCATACCTTATGCTGATTGATAGTAATTATTGTTCAAACTCATCGCCTGTGCCACTGCATTCTGGTCTGCTCCCTGCACGATTCCGTTCTCTACCATTCCGCCACCATGCTGCTGGGCAATCGCCTGCTGCTGCTGATACATCTGTTCAAGCTGCTCCTGCTGCTGCTGAACGCTGGCAAGCAACTTGTCGGCGTATGGTTTGTTCACGTTCTGCAGATACTGAATCAGGTTGATGGCACCCATTCCGAGCAACTCCTTCAAATCGTCATTCTGAATGGTATTGTATGCCGCCGTAGCCGCTGCATTCTTGATGCTGATCTTAAAGTGAATGTCTCTTGCAGAAAGTCGGTCGTAACTGTAGTTGGTCAAACCGTCCTTGTTGAATATCTTTCTGCCGTCTTCGTAATATTGCTGAATGATAGAACACTTCTTCATAGCCAGCTTCTCCGTGAATATCTCCATGTCCGACAAGATGGTATATAAAGATGTAGTGGCATTCTGGCTTTCCTGTGCATATCTTGCTGCCGAAGTTCCTGCCGAAGGAGTCTTGCCCTGCAAGGCACCGCTCACGTTGGTAACTTCCCGAATCAGATTCAGCTCAATCTGCAAGAGTTCGTTGGTTCCTATGTTCACGGCGTTCGATGTGATAACCTCTGGCTTCACGTTCGGCATAGTGCGCTTAGGCGTATAGAAAATCCATCCGTCGTATTCGATGGCTTCCTCCATGAACTCCCTTGGACTCTTTCCGCCCAATACCGTAGTCGGAATCATCTTGAATCCCTTGAAACTGCTTCTGATGCTCATGTCGTTCATCACAATCAGGCGGTTGATGTACCTCTGCTGGTCTATCACGTTCGTCATAAACGGATGAATCTCTCCGTTGATGTACGGATAGAGTTTCACGGTGAAAGGGTGGCTCTTGAAATCGTAGGGTGATTCTCCACGGCACAGAACGGTTCCGTCGGGAGCCATGAAGGTGTAGTACCAGTATTTATCAGAAAGGTCTTCCGATGTAATATAGGCACGGTCTTCTTCCGGAACACCGTATTCGTCATACTGCTTCTTTCGCTTCTCGTTTTCCTGAATCAGCTTGTTTATCATTGCCGTGTCTTCCAAATCCACACGGAACCAAGCGTTGTTCATGTTCTTGGCAATAGGATCAAAGCATTGCAGTCTCGGTTTGGTCTCCGTGGTCCAAACCTCAATCACTCTATGGTAGTGCTTACCCTTGTTGGTGAAATCGAAGCTCAGGTTGTTCAAATCCTTCTCCTCGTTAAACTCGTAGCCATAACCGCCATCGTCCATTTCATCGTTGATGCCGAATATCGCATTCAGGTCGGTAACGCTCAGTCCGTATTCCCTTCGGGCAAACTTCTGATACAAATCTTCCCTGCTCACATCATGCAGACAGCCTATCAGACAGATGTCGTTGTGGCGTGGGTCGCTTCCGCACTCAAAAAACATGTGGTCGGGTTCCATCATATCCGTCCACGCATCGGGCATTTCCAGTTCCCTGTCTTCCCAACTCTCTCTGGCGTACATCTGTCCGCCTTGCAGATAGTCCTTGATAAAGTGGTTCAGCAAATCCTGCATGCCGGTAGTCTGCCAGTTGCATTGCATCGTGGCACTCATCATGTCGCTCAGTTGTCGGGAGTCATTATCTCTTGCAAAGCAAACTGGTTCCGTGCCCTGCTTGGCATAGAGACCAGTGATAGACTCCAAGATGCTTACCATGATGTTGTTGCTCATTGGGGTCTGGTTGCGCTTCTCCATATAGGTTCGCTCGCTCATCTCCTCCCAGTAGCCATGATGATACACCCTGATGGTATCGCTCCATTGGTCGCCTGTGCAATAGCGCATGGTTCTCGCTCTCGTCTCACGCACTCCGCTCAGGTTGTTCCAGGCGTTCCTGCATCGGGTCTGCAATTCCCAGTCCTTTCCGTGCGCCTGCCGTCTCTTTCGAGCCTTCACCGAGTCATACGTGCTGTGATTGGGCATCACCTTGCTAAGTGTTAATATTCTCGCTTTTGCCATATATTCTTACACATTATTATAATATAGGCGCAAAAATACCCTTAAATCCCATTTTTTTTGCCGTGTTTCCACCCACTCAGACAACACGATGGAAACACGGAAATATTTTTGCATTATTTTCGCATCTTTGCCGAAAAGTTTTTAAAAGTTACAATATGACAAAAGAAGAATTAGAACAGATGAATGCAGAAGGTGGCGGCGGACAGCAGTCACCGTCAATGGAATCTGCTGAGGCTGAAACTCCACCAGTGGAGGAACGCCCTAATCGCAAGGCTTTCTCTGACCGATTCAAGCAGCGTCATGCCGACATCGACTTCGAGGATAAGGAATCCCGATATGCGGCACTCAGCGATGATGCTGATGCACTGGGCAGATACGAGGAAAGCGGAAAGGCGTTGTCAAAGGTATTCGATACCCATAAGTGGCTGGCTGCTCTGGCTATGGACATGGAGAAGAATCCGGAAGATAACCCATTCGATGCCATGGCTCGCTTGGGTATTGACATTCGTGCCTTGCTCGATGATCCAGAAGGCGGAAAGAAGCTCGCTGAGATTCTCGCCAAGCACAACGAAGATGTAGCTGAACAGAATGAAGCTGTCGAGAAGGTTACTGCCAATATGCAAAAGTCTATCGAACGCTTGATGAAGCTCTATCCCGATGATGCCGAGGATATGTGGAAGCAGATTTACGAGATTCACGATCAGGTGGAGAGCGGAGATATCCCCGATGATGTTTGGAAGATGCTCCATAATGCCAACAACTACGACTCTGATATTTCTTCTGCTCGTGATGAGGCTGCTATGCAGGCAAGAAACGAGAAGATTCAGAATAAGGTGCGCTCATCCGCAAGCGAGGGCATTCCTCCTTCACTGTCTAGTTCGGGTGCAGGCAACAAACCTGCAAAGAAGAAGGAAGCAGCTCCTAAGAGTGGCTTCTTCGAAGGTCTCACATATTAATACTAATCAAATAAATATATGTATAAAATGAAGAAAGATTGTTTTAAGAATTTTACGAGCTGTCAGTTCATCTTCAAGATGATTCTGATGCTTCTTGCCGTGGTTACAGGCGGTGGCGTACTTGCCATGGCTGATACCGCAGAGCCAACTACCCAGATTGGTGACGAGGGTCATGAGCCATCAAGCAAGGCTGATGCAGCAACCGAGCCAGTTGACCCAGAGAAATCAGACCGATTGGCTCCAGGCGGTAAAGTAGAAGGTCAGGATTTGACAGGCACGCAGGCTTCTGCAACCCAGATTCGCAAGGGTGGACTTGCCGAAGAGGATTGGGATAGCGAGGTAGAGAAGTATCGTCCTTTCCGTACCCCATTGCTCCAGATTATCCGCAAGGTTACAAAGAGTGTTCCTTGTGTAAGCTATGAAAAGAAGCACGCCCGTGTGGGTGGTGATACCCTTGATGGCAAGATTACCAAGGCGATTGATGCGGTTGAGGCTGGTGGTACTATCAAGTTTACCAAGGCAAATTTCTCAGGTTCTCTGCTCCCTCTCTACAAGGGTAGTACCGTTATCGTTCCTTCTGTTCCCGGCTATGAGCGTGGTTCCAAGACCAAGGTTAGCGGTCGCTTGAATCTGTTGGTTATCGACAAGACAAAGGATGAAGTTACCTTGCAGGCACTCAATGGTCCTGCCGAGATTGAGGGTACAGTTGGCGAAACGCTTGACACCATGGGCTGCCCAGCCATTCCTGCCAATAGCCGTATTCTCTGTGCTTCCACCATCCTCTCCGAGAGTCAGATGAACGTTCCGCCAGAGAACTATCAGCCTCGTTCAGAGGAGGTTTACTTGCAGAAGCGTGCATTCTCTATCATCTTCACCGAGGAGTTTGAGAAGATCAAGAAGAAGGCTCCTCATACCGTTGCCGACATGAAGGAAGATGCGCTTACCAAGTTCTTGCTCCGTCAGGAACGCAGTTACCTCTACGGTACCAAGTTGAAGTTCCTCATGGAGACCAAGGACGGTGCGCAGGAGTACGCTTACTCTGCTGAGGGTATCATCAATCAGTTGACAAACGCTTATGGCATTGGCGAAGTCTATACCTTCGCTGACCTCATCGCCATCGCCAAGCTCATGTTCACCGACTTCGCCGAGTCTGATGAAATGTATCTCTTCTGTGGTAAGAATGCCATCGAGCGACTGATGAAGATTGAGCTTCCTAAGGGGCGTGATGTAATGTTCTCTACCGTCAAGGAGTTCGATATTACCTTCAACCGCTTCAAGTGTAGTTATGGTACACTCAACTTTGCTTGGGATAGCACACTCGACTACATGGATTTGGAAGACTGCATGATTGGTGCCGACTTCAAGGGTGCTCGTCACTACGTCAAGGAGAAGAGCAAGGAGCGCACCAACGACTTGTCAAAGGATGCTTACGACCCACGTCTGGCTAAGCGATACATGCACTGGGAGGCTGATTGTGTAGCTCTCCGTGGTTACAACAGCATCATCGTTGGTCCAGAGGATAAGATTTCTGCTCTCGGCGCATCGGGCGTTATCAACAACATCATCTCGCTGAGCACTCTGCCAGAGACTCCACGTGAGGGTATGATTGTTGCGTTGACTGCCGATTACCAGTCTGGTGTAACCAAGTACGAGAAGGAGAATGTTTACATTTACAAGGGCGGTAAATGGGAAATCTTCTCAGGTCAGATTATTGCAGCCTAAGTAAATAACTGAATAACAAGTGACTGGTTCCCACTGGTCACCTGTTATTCAAACTATAAAGAATTAGAGATATGATTAAGACATATAGATATAATGCAAACCGAAACACGGTAAGCCACATTCTCCAGGGAAAGAATGGAGTAACCGTCCGTTACAACTTCGAGAGGGGTAACGTAATCACCAAGCAGAAGCCAGAGCTTATCTTGAAGGGTGAGTATGCCCAGACTCTGCTCGAAAGCAGCGACCTGTTCAAGAATGGGCTTGTTACGCTTATTCACTCAGAGGAGACCTTGGAGGATAAGTTGAATGAGGCTGCCGAGCAGGAGAAAAGCACTTCTGAAGCACCGGCTAAGAAATCAGTCATTGAGGTAGAATCTGTTGTTACAGCATCCGATCTCCTTGCCTTCGTTAACGAGGAAGACAACCGTGAAGGCTCCCGAATGTTCAAGAACGTGGGTAGCGCATTGGATTGGGCAACCAAGCACAACTTCGCATTCCCTAATTACAAACCAGAGTAATATAATAAGGTGAAATGAAGGTAGAAGACATCATCAAACAGGTACGTTGGTGCATAGACGAGGAATCCAACAACACATCGGCAATCACCGATGAGAAGGACGATTTGTATATGGACAACATCATCAAGTCGAAGATAAACGATGCGCTGCATTGGATAGCCATCACGGCTGCATCCTCTTCCGTATTTGCAGAATCCAAGAATACCAGCGACACATCTTCAAAAATCAGTGTAAAAGATTACGATGCCACAAAAAACATCGGAATCATCACGATGGACGAGAATACAGAGATTATCGCTATCTCTCGTGTCCGTGGCAAGGAATGGTTCAAGGCAGTGATACCTGTAGAAGATACCGACAACGAGGCTTACATGATGTTTGATGAAAGTGCAATGGGAACCGCCGACCGACCGCAGGCTGCCATTATGCGAGAGAATCCTATCAAAATCCTCTTGCAGCCGAAGCCTACCGAAGCCGTAGTTTCCTTTGTCGGCGTTCCAAAGAATGTAGATGTATCATCGGAAACCACCGATGTAGCCATCACCGACAAGCTAAAGAATGCCTTCATCTACTATCTCGCCTTTCTGTTACTCTCAGCCTACAACGATAACAAGGCTACCCACATGTACACGATAGCCTTGCAGCAGTTGGGCGTTAACACATCAAAATAATATAATCATGGAGTATGTATCAACGAATTATAATGAGGAAGAGCGTGCATGGGTATCACCAGAGATTACCCTGCATCGTGACATCTACTTGATGATTACGCTGAAACGACCGGGCAAGCTTGTGATACGGCAAGACAAGGGCGACGGCAAGAAGCCTCGTGTTCCCATTCGTGCCCACAAGAACATGGATAAGTTTCATATCCGCCTGAAGGTCATTCCAGAGACCGCAAAGATTCAGATATTCACTTCATCAGAACCAAAAGAAATTAAATATGCCTACATTTAGACAAGATACAAAAATTGGTGGTATGGTGCCGATGATGAAAACGGACGATTACAACGACCAGTCTGTAGATAACTCCAAGCTTTCCCCTGAGGCAGTTACCTGCGATAAGGTCAGGAATAAGGCTATCACCACCGAGAAGCTTAACGACCGTGCAGTAACTACAGAGAAGATTGCACATAATTCTGTTTCAAGGGCAGAATTGGCTCTTGATGTTCGCACATCCATTGACAAGAAGGCTGATGCCGAGCAAGTAAACAAATCCCTCTATGATTTGGAAAAGAAAATAGGCGAGAGATTTGTTGTAGAAGGCGATGTAATCAATCTTCCTGATGAGGAAGATATTACAACGGAAATAAAAAACAATAAGGGTGTACTAAAGTTTAAAGATAGGGAAGCTAATGCTACAAATTTTCAATCTAAAGGTTATATAATTCTTAGAAAGAATTTAGTTGAAATAGGTGGTGTAGTTAAGAATATTCTTACACAGGATATGGTAAATAAAGAAAATACTATTTATCGTATTAATTATGATTATGATATACTGAGTAATATAAGTCTTAAAAGTGGTTCTTCCATAGAATTTGATACTGTAAAATTACTACATTTTAATAATAATGCAGCTCTACACTTTACTGATGTAAGTCGACTTAATTGTATTAACAAGCATTTATTATATGTATTAAATAATAGTATGCATAATAATATTGTATTTTCTATTGGATATTATTTAATAGAATCTAGTAATGATACATGGATTTATTCCTCACCTGATACTCAGGAACTTATTAAAATAAATAAAGGATTATCTATAATATATTTTGATTCTATAACTAGAATATACATAACTGCTAGAAATATAAATGTATGCATATACAACTTAGAAGAAGTGAATTATGAATCAAATTATAATATAAAAGAACATTTTAAATTAGATAGCAATGATATACCTTATTCCATAAAAACATTACATTATAAACATACTAACAACATCAATGAATATAAAATGAAAAATGTAGTGTATAAGTCGGATGTTCTTACTATATTTGATAATACAGTAGCTGTAATTGATGTTGTAAAATATGGAATCCCTAATGATGGAACAGATATTACAGAAGAATTAATTAATTTGATTAACAATATTACAGTTAAACATTATACTTTATATTTTAGAGCAGGTAGATATACAATATCTAAGCCAATAGATGTAAATAGTGCTTATATTATAGGGGATAATATAAATAATATAGAAAAAAATGATTTAAAAGGTTTTTGGAATAAATTAGGAAAAATAGACCAATCAGATAATGGTAATAATTTTACTGTTATAAATTATACAGGAGAGGCAAATACAACATTGTTTACTGGCGTAGGAACTAATCATATATCTAATATAATGTTGTATTCAAGTTCATATAATATTATTACTACTTTTGGAGGTAGTACTCCTACCAAAGAGGAAGCTTCTATGACAGAAAACACGATAATCGAAAATGTATCATGTTTAAGTGGTTTTAAGGATATAAACAATATAGCTATATTAGGATTTAGTGGTATTGGAATATATAATATTAAATATGCTATAATTAAAAATGTATTTGCTACTAATGTTAATACTGTTATGTCTGTTAATCAAGATTGTAATATTAGTAATATACGTGCTGTTTGTTGTAAAACAATAGCATCAATTAAAAGTCTTAATCAAATATCTAATGTTAGAGGAGATAGTATTATAGGTCCTTGTTTTATTGTGTCTGAATATGGGTCTGTTATTTCAAATATAATAATAGATTATAATATCGAACCAGTAATATATATGAATAGTAATGCTAATATTACAATATTTGTTAATATTAATAGAAACTCTACAAACACTTGGGATAATTCTATAGATAGCTTAAATAATTCTGTAACTACAAAGGATTGTTTTATTTATGTTCCAAAAACATCAAAAAATGTATCTATTTGCTTTTATGGGAGTATAAGAAATTCTAGACCTGTAGATATTAATAGTACTACTCAAAATATATATCCTAATTTATTGGGAGTTGATGGTACATGTTATTGTGTTACATTATTATCATATTTTTTAGGAGGAGTTAATGATAGTACAATGCCTTCAATAAAAAGATTTATACAAATTTCAGAGACAGGAAAAATAGAAACTTTACAATTTTCTTCTAATATATTTGCTAATAATATATATGCAAAAAATGTTAATCATAATACATCGTTGAGTAATCATGGTACTACTCAACAACGCCCAAATTTAAATTCTTTAGATGAAGGTTTTGAATATTATGATACAACTTTAAAGAAGAAGATTTTATGGAATGGTACTGCTTGGGTTAATTTGGATGGCTCCGGACTTTAAGCCGCAGACTTTATAAAGAAGAAGGGTGAGTCAAAAGATTCACCCTTTTCTTTTGCAGCAAGCCTGCACCAATCCACCAAGCAAATAGCAAGCCTCCTCTCCATACATATTTATCAAAAAATGTTCAGAAATATGCTGAACAACATGCAGCATTTCGTGGCTGAGGCTATTCATATACTCCGTCTTGGAACTAGCCCACCCAATCACTACCACGGTTTTTCTTATATCAACATTAGAATAGGTTATCCCTTTATTCGCTTCACCTTCGAGCACGAGATTACAGGCATCTTCGAGAGGAATGCCGCTGCATCCCAAATCCCGAAGATACCTTCTAACCTTCATGGCATCCTTAGAATGAACATCACACATCACATGTAACGTCCAGTCATACCTTTCCAAATATATCTCCTGCTCAGTCATTCAACTAATCAATAATCACCAACAATTAATCACTAAAGAATTTCTTCCCAAGGAATGCCCACACCATTAAACGATGTATCAGCATAGAACCTATTGAAGATGAAACCATCCTGCTGATCCTCATCATCCACGTAGTCCTTGATGAACTGAGCCATCTGCTTCTCCTCCGTGATAGCCGAGCCGTAGAAATCAGCCAAGCACATGTGTGCGATGTAAACCGCATCATAGCCCACATTATTCTCCAGCACGATATTGTTCTTCTTCAAGATGTCCTCAATATCATCCTTGCTCATCATGCGGATAGGCTTACCGTTCTTCCGCATCTGCTTCACTGCCCACTCACACATCTTCTTATTGAAGTGCCAGCCGTTGTATCTCAGGTAAGCCCTCATTTCTTCCGGCTGATAATCGTAGGCGTTCAAAGATTGTCTGTATTTTGTTCCCATAATCTCAATCAATTTAAGAAAGGGGTATGCCCACTTTTGAGCACACCCCAAACTAGTTAGTAATCTTCTCCGTAATCACTTCTGTAATCACGTCCACGGTCTTCACGTTGGCGCATGTCGTCGTACTCCTCATGCTCTCGCATACCACTTCTGCCTCCACGACCTCTATAATCGGGCATGCGGTTGCGCTCGCCGTATCGGTCACGTCTGCCATCACTCTTCATTTCGCCCAGGCAGTTCATCGCCTTATCCAAGTAGCGCAAGCCCTTCTCCACGTTCTCATACAAGCCATCAAACTTGTCTTCTGTAATCTCAATCATTACCATAATATCATAAGATTTTAAAAGTGAATAGATAGGGTAGGAGATTACTTGCTTGCCACCTGTTCGAGCAATCCCATCATCCTGTCAAGCTTGCCCTCCATGCCAGAAACCTTGCCTTCCAGCTTGGAAATCTTCTCAGCCTGTTCCTTCTCCTTGGCTATCTGGGGGTTGAGTTGCAGTAGCATTCCCTCACAAGAATCAACGACCCTCTTGTGGTAATCTACGCTCTCCAGTATCGCCTTGGATTGTCTCAGCATCGTATCGACCTCCGCACTCATGGCTTCCTTGTTGTCGCTCACCACAAGATTCTTGTCGTTCGCTATCTGTCCGTTTGCAGGTAGCTGCTTGAAATCCACCTCCTCATCGTTCAGCTTCACCTTCACATCAACCACAGTTTCCATAGGCTGAGGCGTGAAGCCATTGTTAAAGGTAGGGTATTTCGTCTGAGGGTTGCTCACCGAAACAACCTGACCGATCTTCAAGTTCGGGTTCTCGCCTTTGTCGAGCACGTAGAATAAAGAATTTGTTCGTAGTCCTTGAAACATAATGTAATCTCCTATTATCTATTCTGTTGTTAAACAATACCCGTCATAAGTTGAAGGGTGTTAGTGTCTCTCTCAAACCAGAGCTGAACCACTCCAGTTCCCGGCACGTCTGCAACCGTCAAAGCTTCACCATTGAATTTGGTTACAGCCTGTGTTACTCCGTTGGTCTCGAAAAGGATAGGCAGCGTACCAGTCGTTCCTGTCGGAATCGCCTGCATCAGATTCACGAAAATCGTTCCCCTGTAGTTGGCATTCACGAAGGCGTGGTTTTTAAAGGTGAACACCACATCGGCGGTATTCACCTTCACGCCAGTAGAAGCGATAGCCGCCGAACCGTTACGATTCACCCAAGAAAAAGGTCTTAACCATAACATAGCAGCCTCCTTTCTTTAACCCCAGAATCCTGCACCGTTGGCAGCATTCAAACCATACAAGCCAGCCTGATAAGCCACGCAGTTAGGAACCGCAGTGAAAGGGCTGTAAGGAGTAGTCACCGTCTCAGGCAACTTGCACTTGATGCTAGCCACCTCGTTCTGCAAGCCAGCCAATACCGCATTGATAGGAGCCACCGCCTGACCCACAATCTGTGAAGTCATAGCAGAAGACTTGAAGGTACTGTTCTCCTCACGCAGAGAATCAATCTTGTTCTGCATCTCACGCATCTCAGCCTGCTTCTGACCGTTGACGATTGTAAGAGTGCTTTCCTTGATGGCATTTTTTAACTCACAAGACTGGTCCTTGGTAGCATAGGCAAGGGAAGAAGCCGCACGCTCCTGACCTACTGCCACGTTGTTGATGGCATTCTGCAAGGTTCCAGTCTGCTGACAGATAGCCAATCGGTTCTCGCAGCAGCAGTTTGCAATCTGCTGAGCAATCTGCATGTTACCCTGCTGCAAAGCATTGATGGTCTGCATACCGCTCATGCCCACCTGATTACCCACGTTCTGAACCTGTGAAGTCAAGGCAGAAATAGCATTCTGAATCTGACCCTCAGTACAGTTGAGCTGAGTAGCGAGATTACTGAGAGCGTTACGATTACCGCCGATGGCATCCATCAAGAGGCTACGCCCGTAGTCATTGTTAATCTCGTTAGCGATACCGCCACGACCGTTGCCGCCGAAGCCACCCCAGCCATTGCCACCCCAACCCATAAGGAAGAAGAGGAAGATAACCCACATAAACCAGCCGCCTTCACCGCACATTCCGTTGTTACCCTTCATGGCGAGAAGCACGTTTGGATCCACACCCTGCTTCTGGAGCAGAGGAGCAAGGAGTCCAAGCATTCCGTTTGAACCTCCGTTTTGGTTTTCACCAAAGATGTATGTCTTAGATTCTGACATAATAAAATAGTTTATCCGTTTCGTCCACTATTGAACTTGGTGCAAAGTTACAAAGAAGTTGATGCCCTGCCTAACTATGCTCAAAATAAAATTTTCGCCCTCCAAGCCACTGTTCCTCAGCATTTTATGCTGAGTCATTTCCTGCTCATTTATAAGCATAAAAAAAGGAGTGAGCCTTGTACCCACTCCTTTCTCTATATATTAATTCAACTTATCCAAATCATCCACCGCTTCCATCATGATTCTATCAATATTCTGATTGGCAAAATTAATGGATTCCGTATCAGAAGATTTATCCCTAAGCTTCTTCCACTGCTTCATCTGCTTCTCAGCCAGTTCAATCACTCTAACCTTGGCAGCATCCTTGGAGTTCTGGAATCTGTAGTAATCAGAATAATTGCTGATTCTCTTCTCAATCGGAACGTTCTTCGATTTCAGTCTATCCACGTTCGCAATCATCTTCTCCATTTCATCCTTGTAGTTATACCACTTGCTCTTGGTTCGCTGCAAAATGCTCTGCTCGCTCGGCGTATAAAGCAACGAACGGAGGAAAGGAATATCCTTGGTTTCCGTATCTTTGCCATGCTTCACAACACCAATGGCACGCTCGGTAAAGGTAGCAGCACCACCGCCAAGACCACCGATATAATGATTCAGCATGCTCGGATTCGTTACCATATCCAGAAAACTGTTGCCCATCATATCCTCATTACCCTTGGCAACCTCATTCGTCTGCGCATTGACAAACTTATTCAAAGCCATATAGCCGTCAGGCGTACCCTTGTAAGCCCTCTGCCAAGCAGGAACATCTTCATTCCAGTCGCCACGTCTCTCAATCGGCGCACCCTTCCAATCGGTATTTAACTCCCATTCTACGAAAGGAGATAGAGCAGAAGGGGCAATCGCCTTGATCGTCTCGTTCAATGGCTCCTTGCCAGCCGAAGAGTTACCCAGATAGTCCATCACCGGCACAAGCTGCGACATGCAGCCCATGGCATCAAAGTAAGGATTCTTCTGTCCGCTCACGTTAGGCGAGAAAGTCAAGCCAGCCGCCAAGTCACCCAATCCATAGAACGCTCTCAGCTCGATGGCAAGCGGAATCGTTACAAACTCACCCTTACCCTTATAGATGCAGAGGTTGTTTCTTCTCACATAGTCAGGCAACTCGCCGTATGGGTCCTTCACACCCTTTCTGTCCTTCTCGTCCTCGCTCGCAATCAGCACATTGTTACCAAGTGCAGCCAACGCACCGAGAGCAAAAGGAATGGCAAGCATGTTGATAGAAGTACCCACAGGATGATTCTTCAAGTTCTTTACAAGCAGGTTCGTACTCTGAATACCGGCATTGAAGAACATGGAACAGTGTCTCAGATAGCTAGCCGTAAAACCATACGCCCATCTTTCAGCAGCCTTGACTCCAGTCATTTCACCGTTCTTGAAACTGCTGATAGCATCACCGCTACCATGGCGATTGAAGTTGGTAGATACCTCCTTCGCATCATAAACAGAACGGATGATAGAGCGGTTACTGTCACGGCTCGTACAGTATGTAGCGAATCGGGCGATATTCTCAGCCACCTCGTTCACGTTCTCCAGATTACCGAAGAAGAAGTCACGCAAGGCAGCACCGCCCTTGCCAAGCTTGCTGCGCTCAGTACTAACGTCCTTCTTATACTCCTTGGTCCAGTCCTTCATGTTCTTAATCTGAACCCAGCCAGTTTCGCCGCCGTTCTCCATGAACTCCTTGAAATATCGCTCAACCTTGTTGCTCATATCAAGCGTGCCGTTGCGATACTTGGCAAACAATCCTAAGCCTGTAGAACCGCTGAAATCCTTCAAGCTGATGTTCGATGCACCCTTATACAAGCCCAACTGCGCATAGTACTTCGCCCAGAGCGCACCATATCTTGCACCCTCCTTGGAAGTCACGTTGCTCGATGCAAACTCCGCATCACGCATAATGTTTCGCATCACGAACTCAGGGTTATAAGATGTACACAACTGTGCCATCATTCTTGAGATAGAACTCAATGGTTTCATAATACCCTTGGCACCCGAGTTCTCCAGCAATCCATTCAGAGCCTGCGCCGCTCTAGGATTTCCGTTAATAATGAACGCATGAGTCCTTCCGGCAATCTTCACGTCCACGATGTGCTGCGATTTGTTCTCCGCTCTCTGGAACTTATAACCAATACTGCCTCTGCGGTAAACCTTCGATGCCAAGTTCTGCAACGCCTTCGCCTTCATGTCCTTGTTGAAATCAGAAACAATCTGGTTGATTTCGTCAGCAGTAGCATCCTCAGGAATATCAGGATAACGCTCATATACGATACCGGTCATAGGGTCCTTCTCATACCATACGCTCGTTTCAGTAATCAGATTATTGTTCGAGTTGTTTCTTGCGAATCTCGCAAACGCCTGTCTGATGGCATTCATACCGCCGTTCTTGATAGCTCTGTTGCCCATCGCACCAATCTGCGCAAGTACGTTAGTCTCACTCAGATACTTGTGTCCTCTTGCTCTCATGATCGTGCTTCCGATGTAGCTCTTAGGGTCGCCCACCTCCGTGATATAACCATACACATCTTCCGCCGTAGCCTCATCATACTTTCTCAAAGGCACATACCAGTTGAACATATTAGATACATGACCGTAGAGTTCGCTGCTGATGATACCATTCTTATAGTCACTGTCAATAGAATACTGGGTAGCAGCCTTCACCTTACCCCAATAGTCCCTCACGGCACCTTTTCTGATACCCTCCATCTTCGCTTCCGAATCCATCACGCTCTGAATAGCCTCAGCATCATCGTAAGGGTCAGAAGATTTCGCTACCTCCTGAATAGCGTGAATACCCGAATAGTCGTGCTCGCCAGCTTCAAAGTCAGCATCAAAATAATTTCTGATGTTCTCGTCCATCTGTCTGTAGTACTCCTTCAGGTCGATATTGCCAGCCCTCAGCTCATTGTCAAGATACTCCTTGTCGCTATAATAACTGTTTTCCAGGAAGTCAGCATCCTGCTTCTTCTTCTCGTTCCTTCTCATCTTCTTCAGGAAGTCACGGACAAAGAACACTCTGTTTCGCTCCAAGCCATGCTTGGTAATCATGTAGAGATTGAAGTTTCTTATCTTCTCATCATCCTTCTTTCCGTCAAAGGCATCCAGTACGTCAGCCATCGCCTTATCCGGAGGCTTCATCACGTTGCGCTCAAACATCTGAGCCGCATCGCTCATCGCACCCTGCATGGTGTTCTGCAGCATATAAGGATTCTCCGAAGAAGCAATATCCTCAATCTTCTTGTCTGGCACAATCGCATTCATCAACTTCTTCAACGAAAGCATATTGTCCATATAGCTCTCAGTGAACATATAGCCATGTTCATCAAGCGAACGGTGGTATCTGTCAAGTGCCGTAGCGGCAGATGGGGTAGTGCGGAAGTGAATCTCACCATCCGTAGCCTCATTCCACTCAGCCTTGGTAAGATTATCCATGCTGCGAACCTTTCCGTCATTTCCGTAGAACATGCCATCATGTGCCACGACAGCAGGCATACGGTCATGGTCGAGACGGTATTTCACCGCCTCGGCTCTCATTTTCCAATAAGGGTCATTCTGATTCTTCTGCAAGTTCTTGCTCAACCAGAGCAAGTACTTCACATCTTTAGTATTAGGAGCAATACGATAACCGATTTCGTGAAGGAAATCAGATACCTTATTCTTGATACCATTCCAGAAGCCCGGTTCACCCTTGCCATCCTCGGCGAGTCGGGCGATACCTTCCTCAATAGCATCATAGATATTCAGAGGATTGAACTTTCTCTCCTCATCCACCAGCTTCTTCAAAGCCGCATTCTCTGGCTTATCCAAGTCGTACCACACATCACGAAGGAACTTCTCGAATCTGTCTTCACCGAAAAGCTCTCTCATTCCCTTGTGTCCAACCACCTCATGCCAGATAGTCTTCTCGGCAGTATATCGGTCATGGATATTAGGCATGTAAAGATGCACCTCGCCAGTCTTCTCATCATACCAGCCAGTAATCTTTCTGCCATCCTCAATAGCAGCCCTAGCCGCCTTGTTGGTGATTTCATCAACCGATGAAACCATCTTCACCTTGCCGCCAGTCTTCTGAGCCACCTTCTCCACATGGCTCTCAACCGATGAAGCAGGGTAGTTGCCATCACCGTGGTCCGTGCGGAACTTGGTGCCATCCTCAGAAAGAACGGTATTGTCAACCTGCAAACCTAACTTGATGGCTTCGGCGATTTGCTCGTTTTTGTTCATTCCCTTCTCTGGTGCTCCAATCTTCACGCCAAGCTTTTCAAGCTCAACCTTCTGTCTAGGAGTAACCACATTCTCAGGAATCTCAACATCATAGTCACCGATGAAGTCCTTGATCTTGGCTGCAACCTCCTCATCTGGCACAATTCTCACAGGCTTGCACCAACGGGAGAGCATCACCTTTCTGCCCTCATGACCTTTAGCTACAAGTTGCTTGGTTACAACTCCGCTAGTCCATGGTGTCATACCCACAGGGTCTTTGGCGTGCTCTGCACGATAACCGCTAGTTAATTCGCCTGCTGGAACTTCGCATTCCACTACAACAACGTTCGGGCGAATCCAAGCAGATTTAAACTGGTCGTTCAATGGAGAGTAAGAAGTATGCCAGTATGGGTTATATGCAGCAGGAACATCAGTAAGTTTCTTTCCAGTTGCGCCCTTACCCTTTTGCAACTTGAAATACCAAGTTGGGTTTCCGTCTTCTCCAACGGCAAGCTCTGCGCCATTCTTTGAATCACGCCAAATGCCATCTTCACCCTTTACGGCTCTATCTTTCGGTATGGTGGTCGTTGTACCTTTATATTTATAAACGGTATTCTTTGAATCCGGCATTTCGTCTGCCTGAATCCACTTGCCAAGCTCGTTAGCCTCAACCAGCTTACCATCGGCGTATGCAGCCATCGGTGGATAAAGCTTTCCATCAATAACCTGCATGGCACGATATACCTTAATCTTAGGCTCCTCTTCCAAGCGTTTGATTTCCTCAGGGTCAGTAACCTTGTGACCTTGTGGCTCTTTTCCAAAGAGTTCTCTAGAATGTCTGGTTGCAAAATCGAACTGCTCCTTACCAAAGTTGTTCAGAACATTGTCGAGTGCCTTATTCAAATCGGAAAGACCAGGGCGAGTAGGGGCAAAGCCGAAGAACTTTCTTATGCTATCAAGAACCTTTCTCCAAATGCTTCTTCCTTCCTCAAATCCCTGCAAAGCTTCTCTCCAAGAAGGATTGGCAAGCTCTGTCATCATTTCCCTTGGATTGGTAAGTGCATAAGGCTCTTTCCAACCTTTTTCTTTGTATAAGGATTTCAGGCGATTGTAAATGTCAACTACATTCTTGGCAGCCTCAGCTTGCGATTTCGTTAGCTTGTCGGCATGCCCCTTCTGATACATAGCGATAATATCGGAAGTCAAAGGATGAAGCATTTCGTGAAGAATAACCGATGCAAAGTCCTGTCTGGTCCTAGCAGCAGTAAGAAGACCGTCAATATTCAGACGAATGTCATTGAACGAATCGTGACGATAGAATCCATCAGTACCCTTTTCTTCACCATAAACTTCACCAAAGTAAATGCCTAGGTCGTTTACTTGGTCTTTGATTCGATCGAAAAGAACTTTAAGATTCTTGTCAGTATTGAAGTCATTGAAAATCTTTTCGATGGTTTCTGGCTGAATCCATCCGCCTGAATCAATTCCATACTTCTCCGATAAGATTCTAGCTCTTTCTTTATGGTAGCTATACGCTCTAAGCACGCTTTCTCTTTCGAGCACGTTACACTGGTATCCGAAGATTTCTTCAGGCGTAGGTAGAGAAGCTTTGTCTCTTCCGCTGCCAGTTCCTCCCTTAGCATAGCCATCTTTGCCCTGGTATCTATTCGTCTGTTCGGCAGAACGTCCACTATTCCGTCCCTCTCCAAAACTATTGGCGAAGGCTTTTCTGCTCTCTTCTTCGAGTCTTGAAATGTCTGTGTTTCTGTTGATTCCATATTTCTGTTCAAATTCAGTTACTTTATTATTCCAGAATTTATAAGCAGAATCCAATCCCCTTACAGTCTTCTTTTCCTTGGTTTCTTCATCTACGTAATATTCATCATGTAAAGAACGAGACGCATAATCATTGGCAGTTTCATCTACAAACCGCTTCTGGTTAGGAGAAAGATAATGCCCGAATAGGCGATTTACTTCTGCATCATAACTCTTTTCAATCTGCGAAGATACGTTTTTATCTACATCTTCGGGAATGATTCTACTATTCTTAACATCTTTTGTATCTGTTTTAGAATACTGCAAGCCTCGGTCCTCACGGAAGTGGGTGCCTTCATCCTCAGAAGCCTTGCGCTCCTCCTGCACCTTCACGCCCATCTTAGACAGGCGGTCCAGTACTGGCTTCAACTGCTCAGGCTTGAACTCAGCAAGCATATTGTTGCCTCTGGTCTCGAAATTATGCCCATCAACCATTTCAAGCAGTTCCTTATCCGTAAAGTACTTGCCGCCCTTCGCCTTGCTCTTCGGCACACGAAGTTCATAGTAGTTACCACGATAGTTGTCTATGCGCTTCACCTTCACCTCACCGTCCGATGAAGTAATCTCGTCAATGCCGCCATGCCAAGATGAAAGCTCAAACTTCTCTGCCACGCTGTTGATAGGCGCATCCGTTGTCAAGCCCTTAGGGTCGAATCGGTCTGGCATCAAGATACCAGTCTTTACCTCGCCAGTATCAGTAGTATATTTCACCAGCTGACCGCCCAAGCCCTGATCCTTACTGTCAACCAAAGCCTGCATCAGGTTACCAGTCACGATATAGCCATCCTTGCGGCTCTCGTTGCTGGTCAGTCTATCCCAGTTATCAAAGTTTTGGTTCAATACTCTGAGATGGCTGTCTCCCATACCAGCAGCCTGCTTAGTCATGTTATCAATGGCACTGATAACATCTGCCTTGTTGTCACCTGCGCCCACCTTGCCAGCGATAGGGAAGGTAATCTTTCTTCTGCCATCCAAGGTAGCAAAGGAAACGGAAGAAGCGTTAGGCGAGAAGTTATCCGTAATCTTAATGTCAATGAGTCTTCCGTAACTATTGCCGAATCCACTCAACTCGTTTGGATTGTTCATATCCATAGGCAGAACGAAAGCTCCGTTGGTATCGAATGTATCAAGCACTCGGTCAAACATTTCAGCCTTAGCTTTCAGATTCTTCACCACGTCATTCAGCTTATCCTTCTCCTTGTTGTAGAATGTGTCATACTGATAGCCAGCATTCTTCTCAATCTGCTCATCGGTCATGCCAGATTTCTCCTGACCCTTCTTGCCATCCTTGATATACTTCTCCTTAGCTTTTGTAGCCACCTTCACCGCACGCTCCTCATACTTCTGAGTTTCGTCGGCAATCTTCTTGTCGAAGAACTCCTTCACGGCAGCCTTCTTCTCAGCCTTGTATTCCTCCCAAGTCTTGCCGCCAGTCAAGCCTTCCTGCGAAGCCTTCACCTCAGAAGCCTTCATAGGTTTCTTCAAGATAGCCATGTTCACCTTTTCTATATAGGTATTGTCGGCAAAGGCGTTATCACCGCCCGGCTCGGAACCCTGCTTCCAAACCTCCTTGCGGATAGTCTTAGCCTTCAATGGCAGCTCGGTAATCTCCAAACCATTCTCGCCCATTTCGTTGAGACGCTGAATCTCGTTGGCGTAAAGCTCGCCAATCTCCTGCAACATCTTCTCCTGCTCAGCAACCTTTAGCAAAGCCATACGTCCAAGCAACTTGCTTGCGTCGGCACCAGCTTCACCATCGCCAACACTTCCGCCACTTGCCACAAGGCTCTGTGGGTCGATTCTAGACAAATCATCGCCGTAGCTATTTTCCCATCCGAATGGGTCCGCCATTCGGGAATAAAGGTCAAGATGCTCTGCCATATACTCACGAACTACCTTATCACCATATTTATTGGTAATGTCTGCAACGTCCATTTCGTTGAACTTACTCTTCTGCGAAGAAGTAGTATTGGCATCAAGCGACTTCAACTTAGCCTTGAACATCATCAGCAATCGCTGCTCAGCAGGAATCAGGGAAACCACATACTCGTATGCTGCTCTTAATACCTGTCCTGTTCGATCGACACGTCCACGCATCTGAACCTCATCATTCACGTCAAGCTGCTGCTGCGCCACAATCATCACTCGCTTTCTCTGGTCCTTATACTTGCTCGAAGCATGAAGAGAGATACCAGTGGCAGCACTTTTATTCAGAATAAGCGCATCAATCTGACCGTCATTAAACTCTCTTGCCAGTTTTTTCTTGTCGGTATCAGTACGCTTCACCTTGGTAACAGTTCCGTTTTCGTTATACACGAACTCAGACTGTCTTCCGGTCAACTCGCCAACCTTATAGCCTGCCTTCTGCAACTCATTCTTGATAACATCAATAGGGGAGAGAGAAAGACCTGTACTAGTCTGCTCAATCTTCTTCTCCAATTCGTGATAAGCCTCAACTGCCTCTTCACCCAAGTCTTCAAGATTGAAATAACCGCTTTCGCTATTGTCCTTGGCATCCTTCTGGGTGTAGCGAAGTGTACCCTCCAGACCCTTCTTCAAGGAAGTACCCAAGTCTGGTGCGTCCATTTCCTCGCCAAATGCAAGGTTGCCAGTCTGCGATTCATTGGTATTGTTCAACGCAATCACAGGCTTCATGCCCTGCTTCAAGTAGTCGATGGCACGCTCTGCTGCAGATTTGGCTTTCAGCGAGAGAAGAACCTGCTGAACGGTATTGAACGCCTTACTTGCGAAAGGCTGATTCTTGATGCCCAGGGCAGCAGTACCCTTCTTGATACCGATAGTAGATTGAATCTCAGCCAGCTCATCGTTGCGCTTGTCAACATAAGCTGAAACATATTTCTTTTGGAAATTGATAATATCATTAAACAAACCGATGATACTATCATACTGCTCTCGCTGCTCCTGCACTCGCTCAGGATCATCAATCGCCTTCCAGTCGATGGTTACGCCGGTCATATCTCGCTCACGGCGAATCATCTGACCGCATTGTGTCAATGTCTGGCTCATAATCTCCTGCAAGGTCGCACCACCACGCTTCACCGCATCAATCAAGTCGGATGCTTTCATACCGCCCTCGTTCATGGCAGTACGCAAAGCGTAGATAGGCATATTGTCTGGTCTCTTGGCAAAGGTAGCCGAGAAGAAGGTAACATTCTTAGCCTTCTGAATAATGTGTTGAAAATAGTTTCCCTGACCGCTATTGCCACCAGCCGTGTGGCTTTCATCAAGGATAAGATAAGCGTTGCCCATCAGTTTCTCGATGGCATCACGTCTTTTCTGTCCGCTCAGAGCAGCAGCACCGAATGATTTGCCCTTTGCAAGCTTTCTCTCCTTGCGGTTGCCATCCTCATCAAACTCATATACACCATTGCTTACTTGGCTGTAAGTAGTCAATACATAGTCATATTCGTCTGGCAGTTTGCCGTTCTTTTCAATGTAGTCGAGCACACGCTTCACCTCGCTCTTCGATGGCAAGGCGAATACCACGTTACCCTCCGAGTCTGTAATGGCAGCTTCCTTGGCACTACCGAATACAAATGGTCTTAGGTCTGGGCTACCAATATCCACCAAGTCACGATAAACATCGCTCAGCAATCCTGCTGTCTTGGTGAAATACACTGGCACCTGCCCCTGCTTCTTGGCGTATCTGATAAGCGAAGCAGCCTGTCTTCCCTTACCGATACCGGTCATGTCGCCGATAATAAAGGCGTTGCCCTTCTTTGCCTGCTGCAAGGCAAGGGCTACAGAATCAACCTGCTCTGCGGCAAGATGAGAATACAAATCATCCTTATCATTGTAGCCCAGTTCATCAACAAGGAACTGGTCGGCATCGCCCAACTTTTCAAGATTCTTATTCACTGCCTCCTGCTGGTCGGCAGGCATCACCGCCTTCAAAGTGAATGGATTTCCACTCTTTGGGGCATAGGCAACCTTCTCTGTACTTAGTCCACGTACGGATTTGTCCACCCGCTGTAATTGTCCCCGTGGTCCGCTTCCGCTCCCGGTGCTGGCAGGTTCATCAGAACTTGGCTGAGTGTCATTCCCTCCAGCTCCTCCTGATCCAGATACTCGTCCGTCATTGGCTCCAGCGGTTGGTTCTTTGCTTGGAGTAGGCTCTGCCCCTGTTCCGTCTGTTCTACTATCTCCATCAGGAAGTTCTCCATCTTTTCCTGGCTCGGTTCCTCGTTGATTGTCCAAGTCATCATGGGTTCCTGATACGGAAGATGTGTCAGATACGTCAGACCCTCGCTTACCATCTGGTTCGCTTCCTCCTCGTTCTCTTGCTCGTACTCTCTCTTTAGGAGCACCAGCAGCCCCTTGTTTATCAGGTTCTGCGTTAACTTTTCCTCCTTCTTCTCCGATGGAAGAATCCATCCGTTCACCTCGTAGTATATCATCTTCAATTCGTTTATAAAGTTCGTCATAATCTTTCACGGTCTCAGCTCTAGCCTTATCCTTTACTGGTGGAAAGGCATTCTCATTCAAGCGTCTTCCGTTTATCAAAATAATACGTGTTGGGTAGCTGGTTCCCTGCTTGGCGTAGAGACTACCATCCACATTAATCACGTCCTCCACATTATAGTGGCTATAGAGATAACCAAGGAAAGCCTTATCCTTCGGATTCAGACTTCCGTTCTTGGCGTATTCCGTCTTGCCGCCGATGATAATGGCAGCACGACCATCGTCCTTCATGCTCTCCAGAGCATTGATAGCCATCTGTCCTTCAAGAGAAGAAATCTTGTAGCCGTCATACTCCTTAGGGGTAGCACTACCAAATGGTGGATTTGTTACCACCACGTCAACGTCCTTGTCAGCAAAAGGCTGGGTTCCGTCCTGACTCGTCACGTTCTTAAAGCCCTGTCTTCTCAGGTTCGCCAATCGCTGGGCATCAATATCGTTCACATGCACCTTATCCATTGGCAAGCCGATGGTAAGCATACCGTTACCGGCACTAGGCTCCAGAGCACTCTCAATCACCTTGCCGTTACCCTTCACATACATATCCGCAAGGAAAGCATAAGGGGCAGGGGTAGAGTACTGCTGCTTCATCACTCGCTCAGAATCACGCTGGTTGAGGCTAGGCTGATTCTCATAGAGCGTCTTGATGCGTTCAAACTTCACGGCATCGTTGGTAGATTCCGAAGAAGCGATACCTCTTGCTCGCTTAACAATAGCTGTTTCAGCAAGCTCCTGCAAGTCCGTGTCCTTAATGTCCTTCAAGCCAACTCTCTCAGCAATCTTTCTCAGTTCAACAATACCGTTAAACTTATGCTTGAAGCCCAGCTGAAGGTTCACGACATCAATAAACTTCTTCTCCGCCTGCTTTCTTTCCTCGGCAGTCTTGGAGTCACCCACCAGATTTTCCTGATGCTTAGGAGTATTCTTCTTCTCACGTTCGGCAAACTCAGAAAGCTTCATGCGCTCACCAGTCTCAGGGTCAGTATATCTACCCTTATAGGCAGCCTCAGCAAGAATCTTGTTGGCATCTTCCTTGTCTATTTTGCTAAAGAAGAAATCAAAGTCCTTTCTTATTCGTTCCATCACATCTTCAAGGTTATATACACCTTCTTTGATGCGAGCATACATTCCCTTCTTCATAGCAGTCAGAAGCTTAGGCAGAATCTCCTTCTGCTTGTCGGTCAACGAAAGATGTCTATCCATCCACTTCAAAGCCTTAGAAGGAATAGGGACAATAGTAGATAAAGCCTTTCCGCCACCATCATCCTTTCGGTCGTTGGCAGCAGCAAGGAACTGATTCATTAAATCAGCTATTTCTTTGTCGCTCTCCTCCTTGAACTTCTTGATGTCCATCTTCTTCTGCTCGGCAGTCTTAGGGGTTGTCTTTACTTGCTCAGCGGCAGATTTACCAGTCTGATAAACAGTCTTGTAAGAAGACATAAATTCATTAGTGAGTGGTCCTAAGTTATCAGAAATCCACTTTCCAAGGAACTTTTCTCCGCCCTTCTTCAATGCCCATTTAATCAGAGTGTCTGCATCTTTGAAATCGTAGTCGTATTGGTTGTTGATATAATCAACTGCCTTTTCCAATTTCTCCTTTGCGGATTTTGTACTATCATTCTCAACGCTGATAGGTTTCTCGGTCTTTGGCTCTTCCACCTTTGGCTGCTTCTTACCCTTTGCCTTGTTGTAAGCCTGCTCATAGCAGATTCGGGCAATCTCGGAATCATCCTCACCGTTCAGATAGTCAATAGCCGTGTACTTAGCCTCATCGTCCAAGTCCTTAACACCCATAATCTCATCTTCGGTCAGAGGATGCTCCTTCTTGAACTCAGCGGCAGCCGCCTCAATCGGGTTAAACTTAGGGTCTGGGTTCTCTTCCTTTGGAAGGAGTGGGAGACCGCCTTCATCAGACGTATCGCCATTCATCTTCTTCATGTACTCGATGCCGTCGTGAATCTCCTTTTCTGCTTCGGCAATATCATCAGGATGCAGACGCATCAAATTATCGTCCAATCCCTTGATTCTTCCGATAAGCCAAGATGCCTGTCTCTTATTCAGCTCCACACCTTCAAGCTGCTCTCTTGTCGTAGGGTCTTCCTTAGTCAGACTCTCCAGAAAAGCTAACTGTCTTTCCGAAGCAGGCTCGACTGGCTCATTCTCAATTCTGTCAAGCATGTTTCTTGCCATGCTGAGAATGCCAGTAATCGTATTGCTGCGAGAAGGCTCTTGTCTCCATTCATCGTGAGGGATGCCATAATAATCATCAAGCAAGTCCTCTGCTTTGTAGAGAAGCTGGAAAGCAGAGAGTGTAAACTAAACTGTGTCAAGCTACAATAAAAGTAGTTTAACACAGTTTTTATATTATGGAC